ACCAATTCATGTGTCAGCACTTCCAATGCTTCATAGCCATCTTCGATGACAGGGTTGATAAACACTTCAAAGTGATTATCGCTTGAAGCTTCTGCATTAATGCAGACTCCAAGCACCTTACCACCTCTATGACGAGGAGCATATCCAACAGACACCCTAAAGGGTGGCATGTCGTTAAAGTGTCTAAACAAATCTATGATTTGGTCAGCACCTTCGGTCAGATAGGCTTCCCTATCTGTATAGTTTTGATTTTGATTTTCCATCAATTTCTCCAGTTGTTTAGTTTAAATACTGTCTTTACTTACGTTCAGACAGTAGTTTAAACAAAGGGTTATAGTTCAGCTTTCCTAGCGTAGAAGTCTTTGACTTCATCCGCATTAGCGAACATTACACGTCCCACTCCACATTCGGAACAGGGATTTTCAAGTTCATAGGAAATGTTTGTCCAATGAAACTTACGAAAGGTAAGTTCTTTTGCATCAGCAAAAGACTTATTACCACAATGAATACAAACAAATTTGTCCATATTTTTCTCCAGTTGTGAGGGTTAAACCCTCGTTAAAATTCAGCTACTTCGACTGTAAGTGGAAGTAAGCATCCAATACTTGCAAAGCATCATCAAATGCTTTCTGCTTTCTGCCTTCATGCATAGGTCTTGCAGTTGAAAGCACGTCAAGCGCAAGCCTAGCCATAGCTAAAGCTAAATTTTCGCCCTCTATCTTCAACTGCATCCCTTCTGCCATTTCTTTTTGTATGGCATCTGCCATACTTTCACCAGTCATTTTGACTGCAACAGGTTTATCAACACCCATATTTTTCTCCAGTTGTGAGGTCTTTAGACCTCGTTATTAATATCTTAACTAATGGCTACGACATTCTATGTCGTAAGACCGCAGTTAAGATTCCACAGTAAATCCATCGAACCAGTCATCACCATGTGTTTCCTCTTTACCGCAATGCTTTTCAGCATCATGCAAAGAAAGTCCAGTTTGAGTCACTTTTTTAGTGACTTCGCCAGTTTCAGGGTTTCTTCGAAATCTAATGATTTTGTAAGTATCCATATTTTTCTCCAGTTTTGGTTTGGAGGATTGGTTTAAATCCCCCTTCACTACGTTCAGGGGGTTTAAACTAATCCTACTAATCACCTCTCACCACACATGGTAGTGCATGGACATAATGCCTGTCAACTACTGAGTTAATGAGGGGTTACCGAAGGAATCGAATTGATCTTAGAACAGGTATGGTTTACCATACCTCTATGACAGATCAAAAGACATCATCAGATAAGAAAGGGTTAAGCGTAAAAGAGCGCTTATTTGCTAGGTATAAGGCAAAGGGATACAGTCATGGCAAGAGTGCCGAGTTAGCGGGATACAAGGCGGGAACTAGTGCGGATAAGCAAGGATACAGGTTGTCTAAAAAAGCGGATATTCAAGAGGAAATCGCAAGGATATTGGCGGAGCAAGAGACAAGGTCTCTTATTGATAGAGAAACACACCTCGATGAGTTGGCAAAACTAAGGGACAAAGCGGTTGATACAGGACAGATAGGCTCAGCAGTAACTGCTGAACATTATCGTGGCAAGGTAGCTAACTTATATACCGAGAGACTAGAAGTCTCAGAGACTAATAAGGAAACATCAGACGAAATCATGCTTCGCATCAGTAAACTCTTGGGCAAAGAAACAAAGGACAAAGACAAGTCTTTACACTAGGTTGTTTAAACCCTCTCCTAAACCATGCAGGTAGTCGTATGAGTGTGTTTACACACTTTCACGCATGACTACACGCGCTGTTTGGCGACCCCACCCCCCCTTTACGCAAGTGGGACTCCGCGCGCACACATATACATACTGTTCCAAATTATTACACACCAAATTTTGACTTTTTATTAACACAAGGTTTACAGTACCCACCCCCCTAAACTAGAATAAAGGCTTAAGGAATCCTACCCATAGAAAAATTGCATAATAAGTTTTACCATATTAAGTACATACCTGCCGGTATGTATATGGACCACCTATTCGTTTCCGATGGTTACATAAGAAAGGGCTCATCAAGCGTGTTAATGAACCCTTAGGGTGTGGACTGGATATGTTTGAGAGTGTAAGACAGCCCTATCTGGAGATACCCTTGCAACACAGTATATTGTGTTTTAACATGGTTGACAATACTATATATAGATATGAGCATATCCAATAAACAACTTGATGCAGTTATGGAAAGTCTAACTGAGGACAAGTTAGCCAAGCTTAATGGCTCTGAAAGAAAAGAACTTGACAACCTTATAGTCAATTTAGAGAAAGCAGTAGTTAGAGAGAAGTCTCAAGAAAGCTTTTTAAAGTTCGCTGATACTGTTTGGCAGGAGTTCATGTGTGGTTCTCACCACAAACAAATGGCTGAAGCTTTTGAAAGAGTGTCTAGTGGAGAATGTAAACGTCTTATGATTAACATGCCACCACGTTTTGGTAAGTCACAGTTAACATCGTGGTTACTACCAGCATGGATAGTTGGTAGAGAGCCTGATAAGAAAATCATTATGGCTTCACATACTGCTGAACTGTCTCTGCGTTTTGGTCGTATGGTCCGTAACTTAATTGATAGCGAGGAATATCAGGAAATATTCCCAGACGTTAGTTTGAATCTCGACTCGAAAGCAGCTGGTAGATTTGATATATCAGGTGGCGGAGAATATTTTTCGATTGGTGTTGGCGGTGCGGTGACTGGTCGTGGTGCGGACTTATTAATTATTGATGACCCACACTCAGAACAACAAGGACAGTCTGCTGATCCAAAAATTTTTGAAAGCACATACGATTGGTATTTATCTGGACCGAGACAGCGTCTACAGCCGGGCGGTGCAATTATAATTGTAATGACTAGATGGGGTAAAAAAGATTTATGTGGTTCTATTCTTAAAGACTCAACTACTAGAGACAATAGTGATGAATGGGAAGTTATTGAGTTGCCAGCTATATTGCCATCAGGAAGAAGTCTTTGGGAAGAATACTGGAAGGTAGATGAACTTGAGAAGATTAAGGCAACTTTACCTATATCACATTGGGAAGCGCAGTATCAACAGAATCCAGTTTCAGAAGAAAGTGCGATTGTTAAAAGAGAGTGGTGGCAAGAATGGGAAGAAAAAGACCCACCTAAATGTGAATTTATAATTCAATCTTGGGATACTGCTTTTTTAAAAACACAACGTGCTGACTATTCAGCTTGTACTACATGGGGTGTATTTTATAAAGAAGGAGAGAATGGATATCCAGCACCACAAATAATTTTGCTAGATGCTTTTCAAGAAAGATTAGAGTTCCCTGAATTAAAACGTAGAGCGCATGAACAACATCAACTCTGGATGCCTGATGCATTTATAGTTGAAGCGAAAGCTGCTGGCTCACCTTTAATATTTGAATTAAGGGCAATGGGTATACCTGTTCAAGAATTTACACCATCAAGAGGTAATGACAAAATAGCACGTGTCAACGCTGTTGCAGATTTATTTGCTTCAGGTACTGTCTGGTATCCAAAGACAAGATGGGCAGAAGAAGTTGTAGAACAATTTGCTTCCTTCCCAGTTGGAGACCATGACGATTTAGTTGACTCCTCTACACAAGCTTTATTACGTTTTAGACAAGGCGGTTTTATAACGTTAGAACACGATGAAAATGATTACACCTCATCAGAAGATAAGATTGCCAAATACTATTAATATGTTTAAACTGATATAAATGGCAGAAGAAAATGTTGATATAACTGTTGTCAACCCAGAAGCGGTTTCTATAGAGACTGATGATGGGGGGATGCTAATTGATTTCGATCCTTCCATGATGGAAGATGAAGTTCCCTTTGATGCTAACTTAGCAGAATACATTTCTGAAAAAGATTTAAGTTTCATTGGGCATGAACTTGTCTCAGCTTTTGAAGCTGACAAAGATTCCAGAAGTGATTGGGAAAGAACTTACACAGAAGGTTTAGATAATCTTGGTTTAAAGATTGAAGAAAGAACAGAACCTTGGTCCGGTGCTTGTGGTGTATATCATCCATTGTTATCAGAAGCAGTTGTTCGTTTTCAGTCTCAAGCTATTACAGAAATATTTCCAGCAGCTGGTCCAGTACGCACAAGTATAGTTGGCAAATTAACACAAGAAAAAGAACAGCAAGGTAAAAGAGTTCAAGACTATATGAATTATCTTCTTACAGAAGAAATGAAAGAATATAGAAATGAAACTGAGAATATGTTGTTCTCTTTGCCTCTTGCCGGTTCTGCCTTCAAAAAGATTTATTGGGATGTAAACATGCAAAGACCTTGTTCAATGTTTATACCAGCAGAAGATTTTGTAGTTAGTTATGGAGCAGCAGATTTAAGAACAGCTTCACGTGCTACACACGTCATGCGTATGACTTTAAATGATATTTTGAAATTGCAGTATGCAGGATTCTATAAGGATATAGAATTACCACAGTCCAGTATTGGAACTGATAGGATAAAAGCAAAGTATAATGAACTCGCTGGAGACAGTCCTAGCTTTGAATATGATTTGAATTCATATAGCAAGGATGGTTTACACACAGTTTTAGAAATGCATGTTGATTTAGACCTTGAAGGTTTTGAAGATGAACGTAATGGAAATAAAACAGGCATAGCATTACCTTATGTTGTCACCATAGATCAAGGTTCAGGTGAGGTTTTATCAATAAGACGTAACTATTTAGAGTCTGATCCGGTAAAAGAACGCAGACAACACTTTGTTCACTATAAGTATATGCCGGGATTAGGCTTCTATGGCTTTGGATTAATACATATGGTAGGTGGTTTAGCTAAATCAGCGACCTCTTTACTAAGACAACTGGTTGATGCAGGTACTTTATCTAATCTTCCGGGTGGCTTAAAGACTAGAGGACTAAGAATAAAGGGTGATGACACTCCAATCTATCCGGGTGAGTTCAGAGACGTGGACATTCCGGGTGGAAGTATCCGAGATAACATAAGTTTCCTTCCCTATAAGGAACCTTCTGGCACTTTATATCAATTATTGGG